TTACCTTTTTATAACAAATATGCAGGACATGTACAGGGAGATTTAATAGTAGACGGACTTTATTTTAAGCTAATCTGTGGTATGGCTCTAAACAGTACATCAACAGCTTGGTACGGATTTTTTGAAGTTACTTTGACGAACATGGAACCAGTGATAGAGACTAGACATCAGACTGCTTATTACTTGAATGCTATTTCTCATGCGTATTCCGCTGCTTTCGAAACCAGAGAAGATAAGAATGTTGTGTCCATGGCACATAGAGCAGCCTGCTTTAAAGTCGCAGGCTCTAACAAAATGGATCCTATTGAAACTGAAGTAATGCACCAAATTGCTCTAGAGTCTGTTGAAATGATAAAGGAAAATAAAAACAGACTAATGTCTACTGAAACTATTGCTAGAATGAAGAGATTCAGAAGCTACTACAGCAACAGTTACTTTTATAAACACTGGGCTTTCGATTTTGCTATTGAAGAGTTGAGTGTGTTGAACAGAGAAAGGATGTCCAGAGCAGAATTTGATAACTGGTTTAAGAGTAAATTAATTTGTGCTATTCAAATGCAAGATAAACCTCTAACATGCCTAGAAAAAGTCAACTTAGTGCTTCAGTGTTATGGAGGATGGACAACAACAAAAAGGGCAGACAGAATACTTAGTCAATTTAAGCAAAGATTGAGAGCTAGTAACGTAATTGTGGCTTGGAAATTTGATAAATATAGACCAAAGTATGCACCTAAAGCCGAATATTTATTTGAACACTACATAGGTACAGCAGCTAAAATTCCAGCCTATGATGTCCTCACAACAGTTCAAAATGTCACAGTTCTTGACAGACTTGTGTTTGATGGTATCTTCGGTATTGATAAAAATGTGACTAAAAGTGAGGTTCTTATTGTAAACAATGAAGAAGTAGTCCGGACTTTGGGAAGAGAGTGTGTTATTGAAGCCAAGCCTTACGACCAAGACTCATCTAGAATTATCAATCTGCCAGCCTTAAGCGAGAGGAAGAAAGAATACGAGATCACAGTAGTTCCTCTGAATTATCAATCAAAGCCGAGGGAACTAATGCCCCAACATTCAGAAACCGATGCTTACTTCTTAAATAGAGAAGCCATAACTTTAGCTCCAGAGAAGACGACTAAAGAAGGCTATAGTATAGTAGTTAGAGACAACTGGACAGACAAAAACATTGTCCCAGAACACCCTAACCTCATCTCAGCTATCAAAAGTAAAGTTGACCAAGTGCATCAGCACGCTATTACTCTGAGAAATCAGACATATGAAAGCCTAGCTGAAGCTCTTGACTCACCTCTCCAAAGAGCAGACTTGATTCATGACTTGGGCCCTCTTGGACCATTTGTAGACAGACATTTACATATTGAAAGGGTGAACCACGAAAGAAGAATAGTGATGAGAGGACAAGATCTTGAAGTAGCAGCCGAGGTAGCTGAAGAAAATTTCTATAGAACAGCAGATAAAGTAGTCAAAACAATAGAGTTAATGGAACCTCAAGTTACAGCTAGCTTAGCTAGATATAATAAATCTATTGCAAAGCTTCATATGTTCAAAATTAATGGCCAAAAGTGTACTATAGAAGAGTTTTTAGAAGACCTTAAAAATAAATTACCTATGCCTAAAGAGCGAATTTTTGAACATAATGCAGATCTATTTCCTAGTAAAGCAGCTTGTTTCCAAAAGACACTTAACGGTACTATCTCAGCGTTATTTGGGAGGCAGCTATCGGCGTTCCTAAAACCTGATCCTGAGATGCTTCCTGACTTCGAGAACTGTGTCAACTTGCTAATGGCTGAAATTGAGAAAATGCCTTATAATCATTGGGTAACTTTAGAAGAGCACTTAAAACACAACGTGGAACCTAAAAAGAGAGAACTCTATGCAAAAGGATGGGAAGAGCTTGAAAAGAACATTGCTTATTATGTCAACTGCATGAGGTTTACACCAAATCAGAAAGGTGGAGAGGTGTTGTATGAAAATTACAGAACTAGAAATATTATGGCTCCTCAAAACTTTACATACTTGATATTAACTGCTCTTAATTTTGACTTATTACACTTACTCAAGTGTTCCAACATTGCAGGTCATCCTATAGGTATGGTTCACGGAGCTAGTCCTCAAGAACTAAACCAATTGTTTTCTAAGATACCTAGAGGCTGGAAATTATTATCATGGGATGGGTCACAACATGACTCACATCAGCACAAAGAATTGATGGACATTGTAGATGCAAAGTTTTTGAGAATGTTTCTTGCTAAGTCTATGATGAATAAACAAGTGCCAAGATGTGTTATTGAACAATTTATAGAAAACTTAGTAAGTAATGAATTCAGGATCCTAGTAAAGTACCCAAAAACTAATATAACTGCAGTCAAAGGTAAACTCAAAGGAACAGTGTTTTCAGGTCATGCATTATCAACTACTTTAGGTAATACTCTTAGAGTCTTGTCTTATGTGTACTATGTTGCTTATCGGGCACAAGTGCCATGGGATATGATTCAACCTTTTGTAGCTGGAGATGATGCGGTTGTTGCTATTGCACCTGAATATGTAGAGGAATTTGAAAACCAGTTGCATGCTGTTTATGCGAGACAAGACGCTGACAGAGTTCATGGACTAGGTCAAGTCATCAAAATGTCATCATATATGTGTTCTGAGTACATGACAACTTTTCTGTCAAGGTTTATCTATATTGACCCTGTTACTAGAGCAGCTTCAAGTTTCCGACTACCTCAAAGATTTGCTCATACTGGCCATGTTTCAACAAAAGTAGCTATTGATAAAGTTACTAGGGGTACTATGACACCAGAAGAACATGCTACTGCAGTGTACCTGTGTATGACAGCTAATGAAATACCAAAAGCTTATCAAATTGTTGCTGACTACGTTATGAATGAAAGGAACAAAAAGAGCAACAAAGCCTATAATCAAGCTGTTTTGGAGAAACTCTTCAAATTAGAAGGTAAAGACCTCATCAAATATAAACAAGCGAAAGGAGGAGATAGAGTTCCTTTTTCGAGAGAATTTAACATGATGAAGAACATCATTGACTGGAGGGCTAGAATTAGATACCCCGAGGTGTTAGTTGACGAACCTCAACCCTCAAAACTCAACTATTAGTTAGGTTT